CCGACGTCGTCGGCAGGCTCCCCTTTCGGGTCACGGCTTAAGGTCGTGAATCTGTTTGGGCCGGTATATCGCAGGCGTAATGCCTATATGCGACCGGTATTCATCCCCCACTGCTAAGTAGGGGGGGTGGACGTAGCCACGAGGGCTGGACAGGGTGACGTGCCTTGATGCACATGTAACCCCGTGAATGTCCCTTCTCGGAACCCGCTGTGCCCGGTGGCACACCACCACACCTATTCCTTAATGATGGCAACTAGACAAACTTTATCGAATGTCGCGCCTTCAAGAATAGGTACCGCCTGGAAAACCATGCGCGGTCTCACTCCCTGCCCCGAATTCCTTCCTTCCACGCTCCCTCCGAAGTCGGTCCTGGTTGATTACGCTCAGTTTCCTGAGGGTATATCAACTGAGGAGACGTCCACTCGTTTCTCCGCGTTTTTGTTTGCCAAACTCATTCCAAAGGTGCAATCACCCGATGAGTTGTTGGCTTCATACGCGTCAAAACTCTCCCTCCCCCCCCTCGACACAGTCGAGTTTCGTTCCGCCCTATCCAACTATATCCTGCCCACCTTTCGTGGGGGTTGGGATCGTTGGTATGAGCACGAGGTCAAGTGCGGGATCCTTTCGAACGGTAAGACCGTTGAAGGACAGCGCTGTTCTGAGTGGGATCTTGATCCCGGAACGTTCCAAGACTATTGTCTGCGTCATTCCCCCCCTCCTGAGGCCTGGTCTTCCATTAAGAAGCATCGTCTCATCGCAATTCCTGATTCTGGGAAATTGCGATTGGTGACGTTGGGTTCGAAATGGCAACACCTCCTCGCGCCACTCCACCGGACTATTTATTCAGTCCTCACCTCCCGGGGTCCCACGTTGCGTGGATCCCCTCTCCCCTCAACCTTTTCCAACTTTCCTTCCTCCACCGATCCGCACTGCTCCGCCGATTATGAGGCATCGACTGACAATTTGTCGAGCTCACACGGCCTTCACATCCTGCGCCTTTTGCGTTCCCGATCCACGTCTGTTCCAGACTGGATCTGGGACCTCGCTGAGGCATCCCTTACCGGCACCATAACCTACGAAGACTCCCAAGGAAATAGAAGGAGTTTCCAACAGTCTACCGGTCAATTGATGGGCAACTATCTCTCGTTTCCCCTTCTTTGCATATCCAACATTAGCACGCTGTTCTGCGGGCTTGGTTCGGAAATTGCTTGGAGGTTGATTCGGAAGAGATTAGTTGTGGTGAACGGGGATGATCTCGTTTTTAAAGCGAGTCGATCACATATCGAGCAATGGCGCCGTTTTTTGAGGTTTTCTGGTTTTGTAATGAACGAAAGTAAGACGAGTGTTCACTCGCGGTTGTTCACACTGAACTCGAAATGTTTCAGTTGCGGAAAGGAAAGAGTAAGGAAAGTG